CCACGCTTATCAATTACTGCGTTATCAGCCACATCAGCAAACGACGGGTCTTGAGCCAGCGGAGAATCTTCTGTATTGATTCCTTTGAAGGCTGGTGCAACAAGATTAATACTTTGTAATTGTTGAGCCATAGCTACCTCACGGCGTGTAGAAGACTACTTCTTCTGGATGCTTTTGAGCGTCTAAAGCAATAGCGTCAGACAAGTATTTATCAGCAATACTAAAGTATTCAGGAGCAGACGTACCGCCTGTTTCACCACGTTCACGCGCTAAAAAAGCAATAGCTAAATGCATTACAGGCATAGCAGGTACTAACAAATCATCAGCATCAGCAGACAAATCAGCACTACGCTGCACACAGTTAAACCTAAGTGTGTAAACACCATCAGGCTTTGGATAAACATCAATCTGAGTATCACCAGCACTGTTAACACCGTTATAGGTAAAAAACTTAGGCGGCCCTTTAATTGTATCTTCTATTAAATACTGTTTATCAAAATACTTAGCAGGACGATACTCCATAATTAAATTAGATGTATCATTAATAACATTTAATTCTTTAATTCTGTTTTGACTACCTGTTAGCACATAATTAAAAATGTCATCAGTGGTAGTAATCGTTAAAGTAGTACGCAATGCAGACCAATCCCAAGCATCTTCTACAATGCGCTTTGCGTCATTAACAAAGTCTCCTGCCATTTTAGAATATGTGTTGCTTTGTACAGACGTTACTTCTTCTTCACGAAGACGACGAAGTACGTTATTAACTAAATTTAAATATGTCATACAAGCATTCCCGGTTTTTTACCACCCATTCCCATAGTTAAAAGCCTATCAACTTCTTTGTTGTAGTCTACCTGCTGTTGCGGTTTTAAAGCCTCAACCATACCCGGCGCATACTCTAACTTTTCTAAATAACCTTTATACGGCTGTGCTCTAGGTCTAGCAGGAGCGCCACCACCAAGACCACCTGCACCAATTGCAGCTAACAGCCCAGTGCTAGACATAATAATATCTTCTAGCCTTTGACTTTCTTCGCCAACGCCTGTTAGTATGTCTTCTTGTCCTCTAAGAAGATCTTGCTGTCCTTCTCCTAATCCCGTAATAGCATCTAACATAACGGTTTGGCGCTCAAGAACACCATCTTCGCCTGTTATGGCGTCAAAGCCTGTAGCTAAACTGTTTGTTATAGACAGGAACGCTTCGTCCATACTTGCATTTGTTGGGACATTTTCTAGCGAGGCATTAAGAGCTAACGTCAATTCGTTTTGAGTTAACGTGTCAGGCATCAAAGCCGATATTTGATTTAGCTGACTTTCAGTAAAGTTAAACTCTGTTAACGCTGTGCGTACGCCTGCATCTGTAGCAAAGTTTAAACCTGAGATAGCATCAGTAATTGTAGTTGTTGCAGTCTCCAATCCTTCGGAGGTAGCAACGCCTGTTAGGGCCGTGTCAACCAAAGTGCCAATATCAGTAAGCTGTAAGCCTGCTGGCATTGCGTTAACAATCTGATTTATCTGCGCTTCACTAAATGCGTAGTTAGATAAAATGTCTCTAACATTGTCTGGAGTAGCAAAGCCAAGATTGCTTAGCGATAGATTAATTGCATTTACAGCGTCAGTAACATTGGTTGCTGTTGCAAGATCTGCATCTGTAAATAACTGAGTAATTTGCTCGCCTGATAAATTATCAGGTATGTCGATTGCACCAGATATTTGATCAAGCTGGTCATCAGTAAACTCAAACTCTGACAGAGCTGTACGCACAGTTGTATCAACATCAAGTGCGTCAATAGCATCTGTAATTGCAGTAACTGCATCAGTGACGTTAGTTGCTGTTGACAAGTCAGCATCTGTAAATAGTTGAGCAACGTCTTCGCCTGACAAGCCAGCAGGTATATCTATTGCGCCAGCTATCTGATCTAGCTGATCTTGTGTAAAACCAAACTCCGATAAAGCTGTACGTACAGTCTCATCAAAGTCTATGGCATCTTCACCTATCAACCCTGCGGCGGCCAACTCAGCTCGTAAGTTAGCAAGGTCTGTTGCTGTGGCTACGTCTGCCCCTTCACCAATTAAGCCTGCGGCAACAAGATCATCACGAAGACTGCTAATGTCGCCAGTAGTAGCAAAGATTGCGTCTTCACCTAAAAGGCCAGATTCAGTTAAAGCAGTAACTAAGTTGTCTAGGTCTGTTTGAGAGGCAACAATTACATCTTCACCAATAACACCAGAAGCAATTAACTCATCGCGTAAACTAGAAAGGTCTTCTGAAGTTGCTAGTAATGAAGCGCCTTCTTCATCTATTACGCCTGCTTCTTGTAATGTAGTTACAAACTGATCTGTAAGATCCTGTTCAATAACGTTACCTTCAGCGTCAACAATGCCTGCATTTTGAAGTAAACTTAAAACATCGCCTGAAACATCTAAAGCAAGTTGACCGTCAGCATCTACCAAGCCAATAGTCTGTAGAGCAGATATAACACCACCTTCAATGTCTGGCGCTTCTTGCTGGATAAGATTACCTTCAGCATCAACTAAGCCAATACCTTGCAAAGTCGTTAAAAACTGGCCTGAAACATCCTGCTCAAAAACGTTTCCGACAGCATCAACAATTCCAGCATTCTGTAAAGTAAGTAAAACACTATCACTTACGTCTAGGCTTACTTGCCCGTCAGCATTAACAATGCCAAGAGTTTGTAAAGCAGACAAGACTCCGCCCTCTACATCAACAGCCTCTTGACGAATCACGTTGCCTTCTTCGTCTAAGATTCCTGCTGTAGTTAATGCCGCAAGAACTTCGGTTTGAATGTTAGGGATTGCTTGCTGAATAAACTGACCGTCTTCATTAAGAATACCAACGCTTGTTAATGCAGTAACAATTGACTCTTGAAGATCAGGTCTAATGACATTCCCTTCAGCGTCAATGATTCCTGAATCAATAAGAACCTGAGTAACGCCTGTTGCAATGTCTGCTGTAGTTGCTAAAGAAGCATCGCCAATAATATCTGCAAACAAACCACGTATAAGCGATTGCTCTTCTTCGGTAAATCCTACAGTTTCGTCAGCGTCATCACCTGTTGTTGTTGTGTCTTCATCCTCATCGCCCGTTGTTGTTGTATCTTCGTCATCATCTTCATTAGGATCTGGATCGGGATCTGGGTCAGGATCATCAGTTGGAATCGGAGCTTGTCTGATAGGAGTAGGATCAAAAAACTCATTTATAAAAAAGTCGTACTGAGACTCGTCATCCATTAACTCAAAGTCTCCGGGGATAATACCCCCTTCCTCTTCAAACCGCCTTACTAACTCTTTAATAGGATACTGATAAATGTCTTCTGTAAGCGCATAGAAAGAGTAGTCATCAAGTAATGATTGATACGTGCCAGACTCCAGCGTTTCTAGGCCGGTCTCTTCTAAATCTGCTCTTGAGTAAAGCCCATTTACGTCAAACTCTAACTCTGCATCTTCTTCTAGCTGGAAGTATTCATTTTCTTCGCTGTTAACAAAGTAGTTGTCACCCCTATGTGTAAACATAAGAGCAGGGTCTTGCTCTACTTCTTCTTCAGTAAAAGGAAGTGTAATTCCCATTTCTGACAGTACTCTTTGCACTGTAGAAATAACGGGACTACCGGGCGTAAAGACAGTTGTTAAAACCCCCGGCAACCAATTAGGCAGGCTCGTACCAAGAACAGAAGTGGCTACACCGCTAACAATTGTTCCTATTGTTGAGCTGTCAGCAGTACCTTCTAATACGCTATTGATTACGTCAAAGATGCTACCAACTGCGTTTTGAAGAATCCCTTCTTGTTCTTCTGTCGTGGCGTCTTCGTTATAAACAACAGCATCAAATACCTCGCCAATAACACCGCCTATGGCATCAAGCACACCTTGAGCATCTTCTTCGCCTTCAAGGACACCACCTACTGAGTCAATAACTCCACCTATGGCTTCGTCAACTTTGCGTATCTTGTCTTGAAGTTCAGGAATAAAGATAACGCCAGCACTAGGTAGCCAGCTAGGAAGGCTAATGCCTGGGATATAACCTTTTAACTTTTCAAATATCGTCTCAAAATTTATGTCACTAATTGAGCCAATG